ATGAATTGTTAAATATTTTAATTGATGCAACTAAAATTAGTGGATCAGTAGATACTATGATTACTGGTGGTACTTCTGCTGGTATTGATTACGAAACAACATCAAGGCATTAATAAATGGATAATGGTAAATTACAAGATGGACTAGTATTAAGGTCCGTTATAGACAATGTAGTACCTGAACATATTGCTCATAATTATCCCGGATTAATTGCGGCAGTAAAGTCGTATGCAGACTTTTTAGAGCATACGAATGATTCTGGACATTATCTTAATACTATTAATATCCAAAGAGATATTGATAAAATTGAATCTGATTTATTAAGCCAATTACAAAAAGAAGTTGGTGCTACAATTCCTCAGCAGTTTTCTGCTGATCCTAGACTATTATATAAAAGAATTACAGAGTTTTATCGTTCACGTGGTACACCTGCTTCGATTGAAACCTTTTTTAGAATTTTGTTTAATGATGAGGTTGAATTATATTTTCCAAAAGAAGATATGCTTATTCCATCTGACGGCAGATTCTCAGATTTTACGACTGACGTTACGAGCAATCCAAATTCATATACACCAAGTTTTGAATATACAGTATCATCAACTACTGATACAATTTCTGGTAATGATGATTCTGGTCGTAAATTAATTTATGATAATCCAGTTATATTTGTAAATAATGTAGCAAATACCAATTGGACTTCAGCTGTTGTTGTAAATGAAACAACAAATACATTAGATTATAGTATTCAATTTGACAGCGATCTCTCAGCAGGCGACGTTGTTAAAATATATAGATCAGGAAGCTTTTCTACTAATGATGGTTTCCTAGATGATTATAAGAAAATTCAAGATTCGTTTTTCTATCAAAAGTTTTCTTATGTTCTTAGAACTGGTGCTAACACCGATGATTGGAAGAATGCTTTCACAAGATTGGTTCACCCTGCAGGGTTTATCTTCTTTGGTGAGATTCTATTGTTCTTGGATAACTTGGGTCAAACATTCCCATTTATTCAACCGGGCTTCCAAACTGGTGGATTACCGTTCCCAATTATTATACCTGCTGTAGATGCTAAGTCTTCTTATGTTAAAACACTTGGAAATGTACTTGCTTCTATAGTTGTGGTATCGTTTAAACCAGGAACCCCTGAAACTATTCTTGGTTCACAAGATCATTTTGAACTATTGAAGTTCAGATATACAAATGGTATTGATCAATATAGTCAATACACCGTACAAGATGTTATAAATAAGAATGTAAAATATAACATTGATTCAGTTATTGAGATATCTTAGGAGTAAATAAACAATGACCGCCATCGTTTCGAATAACTTTAGATTGAACGCTGCTAAGCAATTAGTAGATGATGCAATCAACAGCTCGAGCTATTACCTCTTTGTAGGTCGCTCGGAGGAATGGACTTCAGACACTTCGCCAGATGTGCCTTATGATAATACATATTCTTATCATACTGATGCATGGCAAAGGATGCATTCCTTAAAAGAAATTACTGATACAGATATTACCTATGCTGTTCCACGTTATCAGTGGATCTCAGGTACTACTTATGTAGAATATGACGACCGTGACGCAGACTTAGCAAGTAAAGCGTATTATGTTATTTCAGATAATAACAACGTTTATTTGTGTTTGAAATCTGGCGGGATTTCAACTCAGAACCCAGATACAACTGGTGTTCAAACAAATGGTGTTATTGATTTTACTTCTTCTGACGGTTACATTTGGAAATATCTCTTTACTGTATCTACAGACGACTCGAACAAATTCTTAACTTCAGCGTTTATTCCTTTAAGATATATTGAAACACAGCCAGGTGTTGGTGCTGATACCGCATTAAGTAACCAATGGGACGTTCAACAAAACGCAATTGATGGAGCAGTTTATACAATTAAAGTAACCAATGGCGGATCTGGTTATACCTCAACTCCTTCAGTTGATATTACTGGCGATGGTAGTAACCTTGCTGCAACTGCAACTGTAGTTGGTGGTGTGGTAACTGAAATCGAAGTAACAAATGCTGGATCGGGCTACAATGTTTGCTCAGTAAATATTACTGGTGGCGGTGGATCAAATGCTACTGCTCAAGCTGTACTTGGTCCAAAAGGTGGATTTGGTGCTGATCCAAGAGAAGATTTAAAAGCTCACTATATCACAATGAACGTAAGATTAGTTTATGATGATGGTGGTGGTGACTTTATTGTAGGTAACGATTTTAGACAAATTGGTATCATTAGAAATCCATATAACTATGGCACAACTACTGTGGCCACAGCATCGACTTTAGCAGCTACAAAAAATCTTGTGGTTGCAACAGGTGGAACCTTTGCAGTTGACAGTGTATTTGAAGGTACAGTAACAAATGCTAAAGGTATTGTTGATTCTTATGATTCAGTAAATGGAATTATTAGATACCACCAAACAGAAGAAACAGGCTATACAGCATTCACTACAAGTGATAATGTTAGACCTGATGGCGGCTCTGGTACTGGGCAAAGTGTAACAGCAGTAAATAATCCTGAAGTCGAACCATTCTCTGGTGAAATTATCTTCCTTGAGAATAGAACGCCAGTTAACAGAGCATCTGATCAGATCGAAACAATCAAACTTGTACTTGAATTTTAAGGGTTATAAACAATGGCAATTAAGTTTAATATCGAACCATACTATGACGACTTTACAGTCGCTGGTTCTGATGGCTTAAGTCCTAAAGAAAAATATAATAGGATCTTATTCCGTCCGGGTCACGCTGTCCAAGCTCGTGAACTTACTCAAATCCAATCGATGCTTCAGCATCAGGTTTCGGCAGTTGGCCGCCATCTTTTCAAAGAAGGATCGATGGTTATTCCGGGCCACACCACAATTGAAACAGACTTAGACTATGTTAAACTAAGCGCCATCAATGCTTCTAATTTAGATGATCTGATTGGTTTAACTTTTACGGGTGGAACTACTGGGTTGACTGCGAAGGTTGTTGCAGTAGCACCATCTGAAGGAACTGACCCTGATACAATTTATGTTAATTATCAAAATAGTGGTACTACTAATACAGAAACAGTTTTTGATGATGGAGAAACATTAACGTCTGGAAGTTATACCGGTACCGTAGATACAAATGGTACAGGTTTTGGTTCGGTTGCCTTCTTACAAGAAGGCATCTATTTTATTGAGAACAGCTTTGTTGTTGTAAAAGCTGACCAATTAATTCTAGACAAATATAGCACTAACCCTTCTTATGATATTGGTCTTGAAGTTGTTGAATCAATCGCAACTTCTGCAGAAGATGTATCACTTAACGATAACGCAAATGGTACTCCAAACTATGCTGCACCTGGCGCTCATCGTTATAAAATTAGTACTCAACTTGTTAAACAAGCAAATGAAGCCACTACAATCGAGAAGTTCTTATTACTTCTTAGAGTTACTGATGGCGAAATTATTAAACAAGTTCGTGCAACAGAATATTCTGTTCTTGAAGAAACTTTAGCACGACGCACATTTGACGAATCTGGTAATTATACAGTTCGTCCATTTACCGCAACTCTTTATGAGCATACCGCAGTTAATACACCGGGTGATGAAACCAAACTTTCAGTTGGTTTAGAATCTGGTAAAGCATACGTGCGCGGTTATGAGTGTGAGACATATAGTACAACATACGTCAATCTAAACAAAGCAAGAGATTCAGAACTCTTCGAAGCAGCTTCTGTTCCAATGTTAGTCGGTAACTTTGTTACTGTTAACAATGTCGAAGGTATCCCAGATATTGCTACCTTTGCACAGATGGAAATTAGAGATGCTACTGGTGGAACTGGTAGTATTATTGGTTATGCGCGCGCACGTTCCTTTGTATACGCCGGAGGTTCTTCTTATAGAATCTACCTCTTTGATATTCAAATGTCTGGTTCAAATGAGTTTAAAGATGCTCAATCGTTTAGATTAGCTGGTACTCCAGAATTTTTGGCTGACATTGTTTTATCAAATAGCCAAGCTGTAATTCAAGAACCAAATAGAAATTCAATGGTATTCCCATTACCATTCAACCGAGTTAAAACATGTGACAGTCAACCTGACGATGTTGCAGACGATTTTAACTTTGTTTATTTTGCAAATAGAGATGTTGGCTCGGCAGTGGTTGCAGCTGGAGAAGCTGTGTTTAATACTGTTGGTGCTAACGAATTATTTGAACCATTTGATGACGAAAACTGGATTCTTACTGTTGCGTCTGGTACCAATAGTGGTACTACATTAACAAGTATTTCTTCTTCAGATGTTACAATCTCTTCAGATTCTCAAACAGCAACAATTGCTGGACTTACAACTTACAACGGTGAAACTGTAAGACTTATTGCTGGTGTTAAACGTACACTAAATCATAAACAAAAATCATTAACTACATCTGGTGCTGACAACGTAGAGTTGTATCCTATTAACACTCCATCTGATACTGATTGGATGGTACTTGGCCACGCCGATGGTTATAAACTAAAAGCTGTTTATCAGTCAGCTGATTTAAGTACAGCAGCTACAATTAACGATGATGACGTTACTGAATACTTTGATTTTGATAATGGTCAAAGAGATAACTACTATGGAATTTCAAGAGTTCGTGTAAAACCACAAACTGCTTGGAGACATTCAGGTAGATTGTTAGTCCAATATGAATACTTTACTCATACTGGTTCTGGTGACTTCTTTACTGTAGATTCATATCAAGGTCTAGAAGATTCAGATGGTAACGATGTTAGATACGAAGACATTCCTGATTTCCAATCAAACACTGGTGAGTTAGTTGAATTAAGATCAGCTATTGACTTCCGTCCTCGTATCGATAATTCAGGTGGTAACTTTAGCGGAACAGGATCTTCGGTTGGTGTATGTCCCGAGCCTGTAACTACATTTACAACTGATGTACAATATTACTTAGATCGTATCGATAAAGTCTTTATTGATAAGCAAGGTGAGTTTGGTGTAATTGAAGGTGTATCCTCATTAACTCCAAAAGAACCAGCTGATCCTAAAGAAGCAATGGTACTTTATAAATTACGAGTACCTGCATATACACTATATCCAAATGAAGTAGATGTGGCAATGGTAGACAATAAGCGCTATACAATGCGTGATATTGGTACTATTGAAAAACGTGTAAATGCTCTTGAATATTATACCTCACTTTCTCTTCTTGAAAAAGATGCAGAAAATAGAGATATTATCGATGCAGCTACAAATACTCAAAGAATTAAATCTGGCTTTATTGTAGACTCCTTTGCTTCTCATAGCATTGGTAATGTTCTTAGCCCAGAATATAGAGCAGCAATTGATAGACAAAGAAGAAACTTACGTCCAACATTCTCTGAAGACAATGTAAGACTTGTTTTTAGTAATACACTGTCTGGTACAAATGGAACTAACTATCAGCGTACTGGTGAGTTAATTACTTTACCATATACTGAAACTGCACTTGCTAGACAAAGTGTTGCTTCTAACTATATTAACGTTAACCCATACGAAGTATTCTCTTGGACAGGTTCAATTGAATTATCACCATCGACTGACGAATGGAAAGATACTACAAGACGTCCGGATGTAGTTGTTAACCAAGATGGTATTTTCGATGCAATGATGGAAATCATTGATGAGACTGATGCTCTTGGTACTCAATGGAATGAATGGGAAAACAACTGGACAGGTACAGAAGAAACTGATCAATATACCGCAACTTGGGGTGATGGATCTCGAAGAGGCTGGGGTAACCGTATTGCCCAAGCAATTGATGTCCGTGACGTTGGTTTTGCGACAAGAACTGGTATTGAAACAAGTGTATCACCTCAAAGTGTAAGAACTAATATTGGTGAAAGAGTTGTTGAAATTAACTTTGCTCCATTTATTCGCTCAAGAATCGTGGCTTTCAAAGCAACTAGATTAAAACCAAATACTCAAGTTTATGCTTTCTTTGATGGTGCTGATGTTTCTAGTTTTGTTAGAACTGAGACTGATACTTGGGCTAACTTACAATATGGTAATAATGATAACCCAGCAATTAATGGTAAGAACACTTATGTTCAACACCCACTTGGTTCTAGTACTTTAACAACAAATGCCTCGGGTGAATTGATTGGTTCGTTCTTTATTCCAAATAATGATTCAACATTCTTTAAGTCTGGTTCTAGAGAATTTAAGATTACTGATTCTACAACGAATAATGATTCTTTCTCTACTACAAATGCTTCTGCGATTTACTCGGCAAAAGGTCTTATTGAAACAAAAGAAAATGTTACGATTTCTACTCGTATTCCACGACTAGAAAAGAGTGAAGCATTTGATCGTAAGAATATTGCGAGTGATTGGCGTCAACAAGTTATTCCTGGCACCGTTAATTGGTATGATCCTTTAGCACAATCCTTTATTGTGCCATTAAAAGGCGGTGCATTTATCTCAAGTATTGATTTATATTTCCATACGAAAGATGATAACGTACCAGTAACTTTGCAGATTAGAGAAATGCAAAATGGTATTCCTACTCAAAAGATTCTTCCATTCTCTGAAGTTACGCTGAATCCATCTGCTGTAAATGTTGTTGATTTAACAAGCAACTTGCCTGACTCTACTTTAGCTACTGAGTTTGTGTTTGATTCTCCGGTATATCTACAAGATGGTATTGAATATTGTTTTGTCTTAATGGCAAACTCAAATGCTTATCAAGTTTGGTATGCAGAGATTGGTGAAAACGATCATGCAACAAATACTAGAATTTCTAAGCAACCATATGCGGGTGTCTTGTTTAAATCACAAAACGCTTCGACTTGGACACCTGATCAAAACAAAGATCTTAAATTTACAATTAACCGTTGTCAATTTGATACAAACGCTACTTGTAACGTTATCTTTGAAAATGGTTCTGTTCAAACACGTAAGTTAATTAAGAATCCATTTGTTACTACATCTGGTTCAAACGTAGTTAGAGTGGTTCACAAAAATCACCACATGTTTGACCAAACAAACGCAATTAGTTCCTATGTCACAATTACTAATGCTACTGATGTAAATGGTATTCCTGCCGCTGAAATTAATGGCACTCACGAAGTTCAAAATGTAGAAATGGATAGTTACGAAATTGTTGTAACTACAAACGCTACTGGAACTGGTATTGATGGTGGTACTGAAGTTGAAGCAACTGAAAACCAGTTATATAACACCTTCTATACAAACGTATCTGAATTTAATCTTCCAGGTACAAATACAACATGGGGCGTTAGAACATCAACTGGTATGAGTTTAGGTGCTACATCACCAACTCCATATGTTACCACAACATCGTTTACTCCGATCATTCCAAATAGAAATGTGAATGTAACAAGTCCGGGTGTAATTGCATCTGATGATAACGAACAATCGGGTAGAACATTCTTCCTTAGAGGTACACTTACTTCTACAGCTGATAACATCTCACCAGTTATTGACTTAGAGAGATGTTCAGTATTTACAATTGCTAACCGTATTGATTATCCAAAAGCAGTTGGTGCATCTACTATAGGTAATGAAGTATATGATTATACGGCAGAAACCGATCCAACTCTTGGCTCAGCAAAAGCAAAATATGTAACGCGTAATGTGAAACTGGCTGATGCCGCTGATGGTATTAGAGTCTTTATGGATGTAAATCGTAAATCTAATACAACTGTAGAATTATATTACAGAGTGTCTGACGATGAAGATTCATTAAGTGGTCTCAATTGGACATTAGCTACTCCAGAAGAAGCAATTCCATTTGATGATTCTGGGTTCTATAATGAAGCAGAATTTGTAATTGATCCGCCTGGTTTATTCTCCGTATTTAGCGTAAAGATTGTTATGAAAAGTACAAACTCTTCTCGTGTACCAACAATTAGAGACCTTAGAATTATTGCATTGCAACCATGATAGAAGATCGTAGATATATTCCAGTCGAAGGGCATTCTAATTTATATAGGGATGCTATCACCGGATTGGTTATAAATAAAGATAAGAGTAAAGCAACAAAAGCAAGAGAAACTCGAGAACAAATTTTAAAACAAAAAGATGAAATCGAGTCTTTAAAAGGTGATGTTGCAGAAATAAAATCATTACTCAAACAATTGTTAGAGAGATAAGATATGGCATCAAAGTTTGTAAATTTGACAGATACACTTGAACAATGGCGAGTAAAAGCCAATGCAGTGTATGGAATGGTTGGTGATCTAACCACTCTAAATAAAAGCGCTTCGGTAAGTTATTCAGGTATTAATGGTATTAATGCTGATGATTTTACTGGTACTGCCGCAGAGTTCGTAGTAACTCGAGGCTCAGGTTCTTATACAGCAACTATTACTGATGGTGGTTCGGGTTACCAAATAGGAGATACTATTCTTGTTGTAGGTACTCTATTAGGTGGAGAATCTCCAACGCACGATGCCACAATTACAGTAACTTCTGTTGACCCTGCTTTTGCCATTGATGGTGTATCATTAACCGGTACAGCACAAGGTGATCTAATTTCTGAAATTAATGGTTTACGTTCAGAAACTGGAGTAAGCACATTATCTCTTACCACAAATTCAACTACTGTTAAAGATGCCGTTAACGAAATTGAATCTGTTCTTAGAGGCACAGGTGAAGCAAATTATACTCTCGATACAGATGCTGTTAACGTAATTGATGGTATTAATGAATTAGAAGCTGCGGTTCGCGGAACGGCGCCTGATTATAGTTTAGATACTACTGCTACTGATTTAGTTGCAGCTATTAATGAGCACGAAGGTGATATTGGTACAATGTCATTTGATGCTCAAGGTACTTCTCCAAATGCTGATAGCAATCACACAATTACTTATGTAGACCTTGGTACAACTATTACTTCGGGTCTAAATAACTTAAAAGATAAAACTGATCTTATTGCTGATGAGCTTGGTGGTATTATGAGTTCTGACTATGACGGTCCAGAAACAAACCACATGGATGCTTTAAACGCATTATATAACTCATCTTCTCTTGGTACCCTTGATAATACATACGTTCGTCGTGATGGATCACTAACAATGACTGGTTTATTCCAGATCCATACTGATGGTATTACTTCAAATGGTGATAATCTATTACTTAAGACTGGAGCCTCAGACGTAACTGCAGTTACGATTAGCGCATCAAACCAAAACGTCGGTATTGGTGGTGGACCAGGTACTCAAAAATTAAAAGTTACAGGTGGTGTAAATGCCACAACCGGATTTTATTATAACGGTGATGATACTGACACTCGTTATATTAGAGCTGATGTAGGCTCTGCTCAAAATTTAGATATTGATACAACTGTTAGATCTAATATTACTCTTGCTCCAGGTTCTACTAAAAGTGTAATCATTGGTGGATCTACTGTTGCAACAGATTCATTGACTTTCCTTGAATGGTTCCAAGATACTACAGGTACAATGTTTACTGGTAATACAGAAACTGGTGGTATCTCTGCAGTTTATGACGATTCAACAGGTAAGATTACCCTTGCGATTGCAAACAACTCGCACACTCACGTACATACAAATATTACAGACTGGACCGAAGCAGTACAAGATACTGTAGGTGCTATGTTATCTGGTAATACTGAAAGCGGTCTTACAGTTGATTACGATGACAACTCTGGTAAGTTAAATTTAAATGTTAATGATCCAGTAATTACAATTAGTGGTGAAGCTTCTGGTTCTGCGACTATGACTAACCTTGGTAATACTAATATTAGTGTTACTCTAGATCACGAAGCAATTCAAGATGCTGTTAGCGAACTAATTACTGGTAATACAGAAACTGGTATCACAGTAGACTATGATGATACCGCAAATAAAATTAATTTTGCTCTTACTGCAGATCCAACAATTACTTTAGATGGTGATGTTACCGGTTCAGTTACTCTTACTAACTTAGCAACTCAAACCTATACACTTACAGCAACTGTTCAAGATGATTCCCATAACCACGTTGTTGCAAACATCGATGGTATTTACGAATACGTACAAGATACAGTAAAAGATCTTGTTGATAATCCTAATGGTACTGAAGCTGGTATTAGCGTAACTTATGATGATGCAAATAACAGATTGAATTTTGATGTTAATGACTTTACACTAACATTTGATGGTGACGTTACTGGTAATGGAACCATTAGTAACCTAGCATCAAACACAATTACTATTAGTGTCAATAACGATTCTCACACTCACGATGGTAGATACTATACAGAATCTGAATCTGATTCAAGATTTGTAAATACCGCCGGTGATACTATGACCGGCAACTTGACAATTCAAGATAGTAATCTATATGTACAAAGAGATGCATACATCGGTGAAAATGGAGCCGGTGATTCTAATTTATATTTCTATGATGACAATAGTGATGCTTGGAGAAGGTTCTGGTGGGATAACGGTAATAATGAATTTAGAGTTCAAGACAATGGTGGCACTACACGAACATTACTTCATAGCGGTAATGCCGCAAGCTTTACAGTAACTAATGCTACCAATGCCACAAATGCTACCAATTCTGATTTTACGTATGTAACTAGAGACGATAGTACAAATACCACTTATTATCCAATTTTTGCTCCAATTGGTAGTGGTCAACAGCGTATGCGTAATGATGCTGGTATGTCATATAACCCATCAAGCAATACTTTATCAACTGGTACATTTAGTGGTACAGCAACTCAAGCTACTTACGCTGACTTGGCGGAAAATTATTTAGCTGATGCAGAATACCCGATTGGAACAGTTATGGCAATTGGTGGAGACGCAGAAGTCACAGCAGCTGATACAAATAACGCGCATTCAGTAATCGGAGTTGTCTCTGAGAATCCAGCTTATCTTATGAATAAAGATTTAGAAAATGGTACTGCTATCGCACTAAAAGGTCGAGTCAAAGTAAGAGTTAGAGGCGAAGTATGTAAGGGTGATAGATTAGTTCCTTCTGAAACCTCTGGTGAAGCTGAAGCAAATAACTCATTCGGTGTATTCAGCTTTGCTATTGCAATGGAAAATAATAACCCATCTGGTATAATTGAAGCGGTTATTTTGTAAAATAACTGTTTACATTTGCCGATAGTTGTGATATAATATACTTATGATTGGAATTATTGGCTACGGCATGGTAGGCAAAGCGTTATCTATTGCGTTTAAGTCTGCTGAACAAATTATCGTTGATCCAGCACATGGTGATACAACTATTGGTGATCTAATAAAACAGAAACCAATAGTTGTTTTCGTTTGTGTTCCTACACCGACCGACGATAGTAATTATGAAGTACTTAAATCTGTTTTAACTCAACTCAAAAGTTATGATGGATTAGTTGTAGTGAAATCTACTATATTACCACATTATATTGAAGACTACGATGTGGTATACAATCCTGAATTTTTATCACGCGCAACTGCATATAAAGATCTAATCAATCCACCAATGGTAGTACTTGGTGGTGATATGGAAAAGTGTAAGCGCGTTTTAACGATATATAAACAATATACACCGTTGCAATCAAATAATATCTTTCTTACAGATATTAAGACTGCGGCGATGGTTAAATATACTATGAATACGTTTTATGCTACAAAAATAACTTTTATGAATGCAATATATGATGTAGCAAATAAAGTTGGCGCAGACTATGATCAATTGACAGATATTTTATCTGTTCATCCGTGGATGGGAAACCACCACTTTCAGGTACCAGGACCAGATGGCCAAAGAGGATTTGGAGGTCCATGTTTACCTAAAGACACTGCTGCGTTAGCATATGAATATGATATTAAATTATTGAAAGAAGTTTTAAACTTAAACTTGGAGCACAGACATGGCAGTAATTGACCTCAACGTAACAAGTACATGTAACCTTGCGTGTACGTATTGTTCTGAAGGTTTCGAATGTGGACTATCCACAATGTTTGAAGAGAATACACATGTCACACTAGATAATGTTCAGGATCTTATGAATCGTATTAAAGATCCAAAGAAAGATGTTTATTTCTGGGGTGGCGAACCTTTTGTTAACTGGGAGTTCTGTAGAGGCGTCATGGAAATGTACCAAGACGATCCAAATTTTAGTTTCTTCTTTTATACTAATGGTGTATATCTTAAAAAATATTTAAAAGAACTCGTAGCATTTAATCAAAAGTTACAGGGACGTCTACGTTTACAAGTATCATACGATGGTAAAGCAGTAAACGATATTACACGTCCAACTAAACAAGGTAACCCTTCATCTGAAATGGTGAAACGTAATTACCTTGCAGCTAAAGAAGCTGGTCTACAAGTATCAATGAAATCAGTTTTAACTGCAGAACATTTTCATCTAATCTATGACGCATTCTTAGATGTTATTGAATTAGATGATAATTATTTCCCAACACCTGATCTATATTCTCAGTTAACTTGGGATGAATTCGAACCAAAACTAAAAGATCTTAAAGTAGGTTTAGCAAAAATTGCTCGTTATATTTACGAGAATAAGCTTCCTCCAGAAAAGTTTGGTTGGTTCCAAAGATCAAGAGCTCTTTGTGCTTCGGGTATTAACTACATTTCTGTTGACTTGAACGGTGATGTATCACCATGTCACGGTTGTATGTACAAAGAATCTGGCGATCACAAACTTGGTAATATTTTTGAAGTAGAAGATATTGATGGTCTTATTGAAGAAAAATCTAAAATGTATAGAGATGCTCTGAAAGACCAGCCACTTGATTGTCAAAACTGTGATTCAATGTTTTGTATGAAATGTAATAGTGCCACTTACGAAAAATCAGAAAAAGAAACTTATCTTGAAAAATGGACCGATCATACTTCTAACTGGCAAACATGTAAAGTATTTAAACAAAATGAAGTTATCCACCATGCTCTGAGAGTTGCGTTAAATAACTATACTCCACCTACAATGGAAGATAAATTCAAATCAGAACAATGCACGGTGTAATATGCCATTTACCTTAGAAGTATCAGTCACAGAAAAATGTAACCTTGGTTGTCCATACTGCTATGTAGCGAATAGACCTACATGGATGTCTAAAGAAGTATTTGATAAAGGTATTAAAGACGTTCATAAACTAATGGAACGATCTGGAGATAAAGATTATTATGTATCTTTCTTCGGCGGTGAGCCTATGCTTAATTGGGACCTCATTCAACACGCAGTTCCAGTTTTACAAGCAGATCCAAAAAATACTGGAATTAATATTATCACTAACCTTACAATGGTTGATGAAGAAAAAGCAGCATGGATTAAAGAAAATAACGTAGGTATTAGTTGGTCATTTGATGGTATGGGTTCAAACGAATCTAGACCTCTATTGCCAATTCTAGAAAATACAAATCCTGAAACAGAGCAATTATTTAATGGTATCTTAGATCTCTATAATAATAAAAGAGATATTATTATGGGTCTTACCAATGGCTGTAAAGTTATGATATGGCCTGGTAATACTAAAGAAATGGTAGAAAACTTTGAGTTTCTTTTAGACTATGGCATTGACCACCCAGACTTCTCTCTTGTAAGAGATGATGTATGGACAATTGACGATATTAAACAATATAAGTATGAGTTGGAAAAACTAACTGACCTTTATATTGAAAAAGTAAGAGGCGGTAAGTTTTGTTCAATTGGACTTATTAAACTAGCAATCCTTGATACTCTATACGGATTGGTAAAAGGTAAAAGACCATTTGGTTGTTTTGCTGGTACGCATGGTGGAGTATTAATGAGCTCCGGAGAATTTTATCCATGTGCTCGATTTGCATCTAAAAAGATTATGCAAATGGATGAGAAGTTTAGCTTTAAATATTACCAAGATCAATTTGATCCAAGAAAATATGATAAGTGTATTCCATGTGATTTACGTCAAGTATGTAACGCGGGATGTACTTATTCTCAGGTGATGAATGGTAATAAACCCGTTGATTCGGTATGCGAATTGTTTCATATTACGTATACTTGTGCGCACCGAGTCGTAGAAGAATTAAAAGACGATCCTACGTTTCATTCAATCGTGGAAATGTGGTTAGCACAGCCAGGAGAGCATGATGATAAAGGTATTAATAAACCAGGAGAAAAATTTTGTTAGAATTAACTGACGCAGCAAAAAGTAAATTAGACGAACTCTGTTCTGAAAATAACTGCTATGGTATTAGCCTTAATATGAAAGGTGGTGGCTGTGCAGGTTTTCAGTATGACTGGGGTCTATTAGAATTCGAATCCGATCTAGAAGATGGTGATGAGATTTTCGAAAGTGGAAATGGTCCAGGTAAGTTAATTGTCAATGTTGACAGTTTAGTTTATCTGTTTGGAGCCGAGATTGATTATGTGAAAGACATTATGGGATCTCAATTTGAAATTAACAACCCTAATGCTAAAAGCTCATGCGGTTGTGGAGTATCGGTGAATTTTTAAATGGCACGAAAAACGCTAAGAAGTCTTGTAAATGATGTACCCGTTAAAGTTGAAATGCAACCGGTTGAGCTTACTTCTGACAAAGTTCTTTCACCCGAAGAATTAGCGGATCAAATTGAAGAAGCTCGTAAAGGTAAAGCCAAAGTAGATTCTAAATACGTTGGTAATGCAGATGGTCTTCAGCATTTATTTGAATACAAATATGATTATCCAAGATTTCTTGA